CGCTCAAAGTATCAAGCTGCCGAAGGGACTGACCCAGCATTATTGTCTGGACAATCTGCGCCCTCTTCAGGCGGTACTTATGGCTCTTGGTCAGAAGTGACTCAAGCTATGAGAGACCCTCGATACAGGAGTGATCCAGCATACCGTCAGTCTGTTACGACTAAGTTAGGTCGTAGCAACGTACAATAGTCTCTTTATGCCCTCTTCGGAGGGCTTTTTTAAAAGTAACGGAACACAAGATTAATTACCTTTGACCCCTGCGGGGACAATCTAAGCGGAAAGATTAAGTGCTAAGTGACTAAACATTAAACATTCATTTAAACATTTAACAAAAGGTATATTACAATGGCATGGAACTCAGGAAGTGATACAGGAAGTGTATCCCGATTAGGTTCGATTAACAACGACATAACTGCTGCTGCAAACAAATCAAGCAGAGAACTCTTTCTCAAGCAGTTTGCTGGTGAAGTATTAACATCATTTGAAGAGCGCAACATTGCAATGCCTCTACACAGAGTACGAACTATCTCAAACGGTAAGTCTGCTCAATTCCCTAGCATTGGTACTGCATCAGCAGCCTACCACAAAGCTGGTGACACCATTTATGGTGGAGAAGTAGATGCAAGCGAAATCACTGTAACAGTAGATGACTTGCTCGTAAGCTCAACCTTCGTCCCTAAAATTGACGAAGCGATGAACCACTACGATGTACGTTCTATCTACTCATCAGAGATGGGTAATGCTCTAGCTAACGCTGCTGACCGAAACATCTTCTCTACAATCTATGATGCTGCAACTGGTTCTGGCACTGCTGACCAAACAACTCAGTGGGCTGTTGGTGACGGTGTATGGCACGAGACGGGTGCTTCAGGTAGTGAAGTAGAACACGCTGGTAAATTAGCTCTAGCCTCTGGCGGTCAAGGCGTTGTAGACGGTATCATCAAATCTCTTGAGCTGTTTGACACTCAAGATGTAACTGGTGAGAAGTTCTGCGTACTAGACCCAGCTACTTATTACGCGCTACTAGGCACTGACACTACAGCTATGAACCGTGACGTAGGCGGTAACGGCAGTGTTGCTGGCGGTAACGTACCAACAGTAGGCGGTGTTAAGATTCTTATGTCTAACCACCTACCTAAAAATGTAGCTACTGACGCTACTCCTACACGAATCACTCAAGCAAATGGTGGTTCAGGTTTGGGCGATTACGCTGCTGGTGAGACTGGTCTTAAAGGCTTGGTATTCACTAAAGATGCTGCGGCTACAGTTAAGCTACTAGACCTAGGTGTTGAGTCTGAATATCAGATTGAACGTCAAGGTACTTTGATGGTTGCTAAGTATGCAATGGGACACAATGTTCTACGCAACAAAGCTGCTATCGCTTTAGTATAGTAACGTTTTATGAGAGCACCCCTTCGGGGGTGTTTCTCTTTATTTTTTCATTGAGGTAAATATGACAACTCCCACAACACAGCTTCAGGCTGTAAACTCTATGCTCTCGACCATTGGCGAAGCACCAGTCAACAGCTTAGACTCTGGTTTAGTTGATGCTGAAACGGCTGAGACTGTACTCAATGAAGTTTCAAGAGATGTTCAGTCATTTGGCTGGAACTTCAACAGTGAGCCAGATGTACCAGCATCTAAAGATTCTAATGGTAAGATACCACTGGCGGCAAATGTATTACGTGCTGACCTAGCTAGTTCAGTAAATAAGTACAGAAGTTATAAGAATGAATACGTACAACGTGGTCAGTTTATGTACGACAAAGTACAACACACAGACATCATCAACAAAGATTTAAAACTAGATATTGTCTATATGCTAGACTTCACATTGATACCAGAAGTAGCAAGACGATACATCACAATTAAAGCTGCACGATTATTCCAAGAAAGAGTAGTCGGTAGTGATAACCTCTCAGCCATGAACAGAGCTGATGAGCAACAAGCCCTATTCGCTTTGAAAGAAATGGAAAGTGAGAACGGGGACTATAACATATTTGACGATGGCGGCACGTATAGTGTTCTTGATCGTTCAATCGGACACAAGGTGATCTAAATGGCTTTAGTTTCTAAAAGCATACCCAACCTCATTAACGGGGTTAGTCAACAACCCGCAGCTCTACGATTAGAGAGTCAGGGAGAAGTACAGGAAAACGGTTTCTCGGATGTGGTTGATGGTCTTAAGAAACGCCCACCTACAAAGTTTTTAAAACAGTTGAAGTGTCTTAGTGGGGTAAGTAGCACTACCAACACAAACCTAAACGATAGATGGGACTATGTAAATTTATCAGGATTAGAGACAGCATTTTTTCACACGTACAAACGAAGTGATGATGAACAATACCATGTTATCATTACCTCCTTAAAAAAAGTACACGTTTACGACATCGCTGGTAACTTACGATACCAATCAGGTCATGGTAGTTGGTTAGCAAACGGTAACGCAATTGCTAATGCTGGCAATACGGACAACATTGCCGCAACTGCTTATCTACCAACGACACCTTCAGATATTACATCTACCTCTGTTGCTGATGCTACGTTTATTGTTAACAAAGATAAAGTAGTTAGCGAGCCTTCTTCTCCTGTTGGGTTACTTTCACACAACGAACGAAGTGCTTTAATATATTTAAAGTCGGTCAACTACGGCAGGAGTTATACTGTAAGAATAAATGGAACAGGTACTAGTCTAGCTAACTCAGTCTATACAACACCAAAACAAATAACAGAAATTGCTACTGACGATGACCAAACAATCAACTCCGATCAGCTTAAAACTGGTACAGTTATTGGCAATCTAAGAAATTTTACCACAGCTGGTACAGGGAGTATTACCAAAGACCCTAGCATTGGGGTGGGAGAGCCTTACTTTATTGTCGAGGCTGATAGCACTTTCGGTGATTTCAGTATTAAAGTTACAGATGATGATGGTGGTGTCAATCTTAAAGCATTCAAAGGAACAGCTAAATCTTTTACGGACTTACCTAACCAATGTGAAAACGGTTATATCTTAGGTGTCGTGGGAGATAATCAAAAGAAAGAAGATGATTTTCACGTTAAGTTTGAAGGCACAGGCGGTTCAGGCTTTTGGCGTGAATGCGCTGCTCCTAATATTAATCATGGTTTCGCTTTATCAACTATGCCCCACCAGTTAAAACAGAACGCTGACCTTAGTTTTACTTTTGGTCAGCCTGCATGGAATAACCGTGTATGTGGGGATGAAAACACTAACCCTTTCCCTAGTTTTGTAGGTAGTAAAATAACAGATATATTCTTCCACAGAAACCGCTTAGGTGTTCTTGCAGGAGAAAATGTAATCTTTAGTGAGGCTAGTGGTTACTACAACTTCTTCCGAACAACAGTACGTACACTACTTGACTCTGATCCTATTGATGTAGCAGTCAGCCAGAACGAAGTATCGGAACTTAAAGCTGCTGTGCCTATTCAGGATAACTTACTACTGTTCTCAACCCTCAACCAGTTTACCCTATCTGCTTCCCAGTTACTAACACCAGCGGAAGTAACAGTAGATCAATCAACGAAGTATGAGTGTGATCTAACCGCCCCACCAGTGGGTGCTGGTAACAGTGTATTCTTTGCTACTAAATCAGGTGGCTATGCAGGAGTAAGAGAGTTCTTCACAAGAGAAACAACAGAAGTAAGAGACGCTACGTCTATCACCTCCCACGTTCCCACATACCTTGAAGGAAATATAAGACAATTTGATTCGTCTGCTAATGAAGATATGCTCGCTTGCCTTACTTCTAGTAACAAGAAGGAGTGTTATATTTATAAGTGGTACAACTCCTCAGAGGAGCGGCTACAAAGTTCTTGGTCTAAGTGGATATTTACAGAAGACATAGCCCACATATACTTTACCAACAATTTAATGTATTTTACATTTGAAGACGGTAGTTATGAAGTAGTCGATGTCAAATATGACCACACTGAAGTCTTATTAGACAGACAGATAACAGTAACAAGAGATAATTGGTCTGACCAATTGGACATACCTTTCACCGCCCCATATGCAAGTGGTTATACTATGGGGAATGTTTTAAGTTATACAGCTATTGATGAATCAGGTATAGCACGCGACCTACTTTATAATGTTGCTTCTAAAGTTTTTTTCCATAATGCGGCTACAACAGCTACTTATGATGCAACCGCTAATGGCAAAACCCTAATCATTGGCGTGCCTTATACATTTAAGTATCAAATGTCACAGCAAGTGTTTAAACCAAAACAAGGTGACTCAACACAGCTTGCCCGATTCCAGTTAAAGAAGCTGTCGTTTAACTATAATGACACTGGACACTTTGACGTTACTGTAGACTCCGTAGGTAGGTCTCCAATTACCTCACACTTCACAGGGCGTGTATTAGATAACCAACACAACCTTTTAGATCAGGCTGCTATTATTGATGACGGATCATTCCAAGTTGGGGTGCAAGCACAGGCAACAAAGACAGCCATAACAATAACTAACGATTCACACCTTCCTAGCACGTTCCAAAGTGCAGAGTGGGAGGGGTATGTCGTTCTAAGAAACCAGAGACTATAAATATGACACACCACTACAGACCCGCAAACTGGGGAGACTGTCGAGAGATGGCTTCCTTTATGAGAGAACAAGACGCTAACGAAGTTATGGCTAGTAATGGGCTGAACCCTTTAAGGTCACTTCAGGAGAGCTTCAAAGCTTCCAGAGAATGTCACTCTGTTATCCATGAAGATGGAAGTATTGTGGGAATGTTTGGCGTGGCAGATTGTAAAGCCTTTGGCAGTCCTTGGTTACTAGGGACAGACAAGTTAATAGACACTAAGAAAGAATTTATACCACAAGCAATAGAGTGGGTAAAAAAGATTAACAATGATTACCCGCTCCTGCTTAACTACGTACACGCTGATAATACAGTGTCGAAGAGATGGTTAAAATCACTCGGCTTCCAGTTTATTGATTTAATAGAAGAATACGGAGTAGGAAAAGAACCCTTCTACCAATTTGTGAGGATAAAAGAAAATGTGTGAACCAGTATCAATTACACTTGGAATAATGAGCGCAGCTAGTGGTATTATGGCGGCACAAGAAGCCAGCGATGCACAAGATGCAGCATACGAAGAAAACGTAAGGTCATCTAATCAAGCTAAGATGGATGCCGATAGACAAATTAACTTGCAGGAGGCTCAAGCACAAGAGGCTGCTGCTCAAGAACAAGTAGCTAATGATATACAATCCCGTGAACTACTAGCAAGAGCTGTAGTCGCTGGCGGTGAGTCAGGAGCACAAGGTAACAGTACACTGGCTTTCCAAGAAGGTATTGTGAGAAAAGGTTTAGAAGCTAATACAATGGTAACGCAAAACCTAGGAAGAGAATTGGCACAGATGAACGAGTCTAGATTAGGGGCACAGTCAACACATACCTCAAGAATCAACTCTGTATCACAAGGAGGCGGTGTAGGCTTAGGTACTATATTAGGGTCTACTGCACAAGGTGCTCAAGTAGGTATCTCGGCTCAATCCAGTCTCTCAACCATCAGGGCGAATAAAGCAGCGGAGAAAAAACCATGAGTAAATCATTAGCAGAAACAGTTGACTTTGCTCGTTCTGTCCAAACCAAACAATACGAGAAGAGCGCACAGCAAGTAGATACGTTTGTAAAATCTGAAACAGCAGAGCAGAAGCTTGCCCGTAGTGGTAAGATGCAAACAGCTAAGGCTCTTGAGTCTCTTGCTTCACTAGGCGGAACTTTCCTCGATTCTAAAGCAAAAGAAAGCGAACAACGTGTAAAATTAATACAAGAAGATTTAGCAAACATTACTGCGGCTGAAATAGAAGAGCAGCGTAATGGTAATTCACCTTATACTTCAGAGACCTTTGCTAGTTTACCTTTACGTTTCCAAACAAGAGTTAGATCGGCTGTAGGGTACGAGAGAGGTAAGAGGTTGATAGCTGAAGCAGAAGCATCAATGGATTCTTTCACTCTGCAAGACGATGTAGCTAGACTTAATCACGTTGAGTCTTATATGCAAGAGCTAGAACTTACTAGCGGTATGGATGCACACGAACTTGTTGGTTACAACAAAGGCTGGCAAGAAGGTGTAGATCGTATTAACATTACTGCATCTAAAGCTAAAGCTGTTGAAGGTGAGAAGAAAATTGAGAGAGACTTCAAAGGTGTTGTGTCTTCTATTGTTACAACAGAGCACGAGAACTTTTTAACACTTGAGGAGAGTGGTGATCTAGATACTGCCACTGATGCTTATAAACTAGAATTAAGAAACAATGCAGCAGGGAGAACCTATGAAGCAATCGAAGCAAAGTTTCAAACCTACGCAGACGAAACAGGAATCAACGTCCCACCCGAAATCAAAAAGCAGTGGGTTCGTGAAAGCATACTTGAAGCTGCTAAGGCTACCAACAATCCGTACTTACTAGCTCCTGAGAATTTACCTAAAGAATACCAAGATGACGCTACTAGATATTTCTTTGCTGATGCTAGAGTAGCGTTAAAGGATAAGTTCCAATCAGACCAACGTTCAGCAGTGGCTGCTAGTAATCAAAAGCGTGTTGATGATCGTAACAAAGCAGACGATGCTGCGTTTGACGGTACTATTACATTTGATACACCAAGCCTAACCTTAGCTCAAACACAAGCTCTAACAGCACACGAAGAGCGCGGTAAGCTTACTGGCGGTGCATCTTCTAAGAACAAGAACAACTTTATGTTACAAGTGCAGAAGTCTATTGCAGACGGCACTGATGTTCTTGTCGATATGGAAGGTAATCCAGTTAAGGATAAGCATGGTAATGAGATATCATTAGATAGAGCATCACTAGATGAATACTTATTATATAACCCTCTATTCTTAGATAATGAACAAAGTTACTTAAGTAATAACTTAGGTGGTCTGCTTGTTGGTGTTGATACGGCAGCTAACTTCCCTTCTGGTGAAGTACAAGCTTTGTTAGATGGTACAGCTAAATTTACAGTGCCTGAAGCACAGGTAGCTGGTTACATTCTAAATCAAACAGCAGATGCTAAACGTTTGTATAGGAAGCTTTATTCAGCAGCACAGCGTGATAAAGGTTGGGATAACCCCCTTACACCAGATGAGATAGATGATCTTAATTTTGATTTCTTCGATCAGTTGCGTAACAGAGTGCCTGACACTAGTCAAACATCAGAAGTAAGCCTAGACGGTGAAACAGTTACTACAGAAGAAACTACAACTGAAGTACCTAACGAGACAACTAAGGTCGTTAAAGAACCAACTCAGTCACAACTTGACTGGTTTGAATCAAACAAGAATGATCCTAAAGCTGTAGAGAATTGGCAAAAGGCTGGTTTTGAAGTTCCAGTTCCTGAAGTTAGTGACGAGGAATTAAAGGAAGCTTATCAAGCTGCTAACATAGAACAAAACGAATTGATGGATATTCTAAGCTACTTAGACGAGGCTAATAATGACCCCAGCCTGACGGTAAGTAAAAACAACACAGCTTATAAAGAGAACTTAGATAAAGCCTCAAAGTTTTCACCAGAGGTATTAGAAGCAGCTACAGAAGATTACGTAGAAAACGCTTTAGTAACCTTAGAGAGTATTTTACCAACTTTGGCGTATACAATAAGACCTCAACTAAGAGAATATATGCAGCAGCTTAGGGAAAACCCACAAGCAATATTCAACGATAGTGAATTTAAGCGATACATTGAAAAACAATAGGAGCCAAACATGGCAGACAGAGATTATCTAGCAGAGCTTAACGCTTTGGAAGACGAAGATAAGGAAAGAGATTATCTTGGAGAACTTTCATCGTTAAGCAATGAGCAACCTGTCATAGAACCAGAACAAGGCTACACACCTTTTGGTGTTATTGAACAAGACGTTGAGTGGACTGACCTCCATCAGAAAGATGATTGGATTAAGTCTTCTCAACACTTCTTTGAAATGACCTATGGGTATGTACCCCAGAAAGGTGACAAGGAGCTAGAAGGTTACAGTGGTGAATCTTACCGTGAGAAGTTAGCAGACTACGGTCTGAAACAGATGGCAGGGTTTAACTACAACATTGGTGATATGGCGATTGACTCGTCAAGAGTGATGAAGGCAGACCAGAAAACTAAAGAAGCCTTTGTCTATATGTTAGATCAGTATGACGCTGTTAACATGAGCTGGCACACAACTGGTCAAGCTGGCTGGGAGATGATGACAGACGTAACTAACTGGTTAGGTCTAGCTACTCTTGGTACATCGGCTGTAGCAGGACAAGCAGCAAAGCTTGCTGGTAAGGAAGCCTTAAGACAAACAGTAAAAGCATCGCTTAAGAAAGCTAGTGCTAAGTCTGTCGAAGCTGCTGCTAAAGTTGGTATCAACACCTCTGCTAAAAGAGTAGGGGCGTTAGCTGGTACAGAAGGTGCAGCACACGCTATGGCTTCTGATGCGATGATGCAGAACGTTAGAATTGATGCAGGGTCACAAGACGAGTATGACACTTCACGTACCTTACTAATGGGTACTATAGGTCTTGCTGGTGGAGCTGCTATTGGTACTGCACTAAACTACGGTGTCGGTAAAATGGCGAGTAAGTATTACGAACCTAAGATTGCAGCGGCTGCTAAAAAGAATGATGAAGCAGCGGTAGCAAAACAGATACTAGCTGAGAAGAAACTAGCGGATGCAAAAGCAGAAGCTGATACTATTATTACTAAAGCAGTGGATGATGAAGTACCCGCTACAGAGATTGATAAAGTTATTAAGGATCAGGTTGATGAAGGCGCAGCAGAAGATGCTGGCGTATGGACAGCCCCTAAACTACCAAATGAGTTAAAAGGTTCTAAGCCTAGATACAACTATGGTGACAGAGCTATTGATTTACTTTTTGATGATGACGTAGCCCGTGTACTTTATCAAATGGGTTCAAAATCAAAGAGCCGCTTCTATAAAGAATATAGAAAGTTTTTAGAGGATGCTGGTGTTAAGGACATTGATTCACAAGCAGCGCAGATAAGACTTGATATTAAAACTAAAGCTAAAGCTGGTAATAATACTGTACGTGTAACTTATAATAAACCTAAAGTAATTAAAACCAAGGCTAAGGTTAAACCAAAAGAAACTATCGACCCTCGTCCACCGAAGGCTCGTATTAGTCCTAAAGTATTCACACACGCTCACAACATCTTTGAGGAAATGAAAACCAATCCTGAAGGATCACTAGAGCGTTTTATAAATGATTTTGAAACACATCAGTACACACCTGAAGAGTTTAGCGACATCTTACGTCAGATCAATGCAGCAGATGAACTAGCTGGTGCTGACTTAAATGTTATCGAAGGTTTGATGACAAAGAACATTTCAGATGCAGAACTGAATAAATTAAAAATGGATTTAGAAGCAGCGCAGAACATAGCGGAACTAACTGGTATGTTGCGTAAACACGCTAATGCTTACTCTGGTAGAAACTTACAAGAGATTCAAGACTTTATGACGTATCGCAAAAAGATTGCTGATGCGGAAGGTAAAGAGTTTGATTACGAAGCGGCAGTGAAGAGTGCTTCTCAAAAAGTTTACAACAGAAAGCTACAAAAGATTATAGACGAACATGATGTAGAAGTAGACAAAGCGTTAAAAGCTAAGGACTACGAAGGTGCAACTAAATTACGCGAACTGCGTGATGCTGATCCAGAGTTCCAACGAATACTGGATGAGATGGCAGAGCTAGACATTGAACGTACCGTAGGTGTTAAACCTAAAGCTAGACTAGATGAGAAGTTCTTAGAAGCTTCTATCTCAGGCGTATTCAGTCCTTCTACTATTATCTACAACACTGTGTTCCCAGCAATGAAGGTAGCCTTCTACCCAATGCTTGATACGATTATTAGTGATCCACTGAACCGTATGGCTTGGAAGAAGAGTCTTAAAATCTACTCACAGATGCAAGGGTCGCTACAAGCGTCATTAGTATCTGCAAGAGCTGCTGCACGGTATGAGCAAACAATGCTTACCGCTGATCCTTCGCGTTTCTTAGAAGGCGGTGTTAAGATTGAGTCTATCTTAGGATCAACAGAAACTGCTAAGTTCTTACGCTTCTTCCCGCGCCTTGTTGGTGCATCGGATGCGTTTAACCAAGAGATTGCAGCAGTAGCTAGTCTAACAGCAGATGGCTTTGATCGTCTACTAGATGAGGCTTTAGAGAAAGGTCTTAAAGGTAAGGATATTGAGAAGTACATCGATGATAACATCCAAAAGCAAATTGATAAAGGCTATGACTTCCACGTTACAGAGAAGAAGCTAAAACCTATCTATGAGCTTGGAGCGAGAAAAGGTAAGACAGGTAAAGACCTAGAAGATTTTGTTAATGCAGAAGTTAAGAAGATGGGCGAAGGCGCATTTAAAACTCTTAACGATACGGCTTCAGTGGCTGACCTTAGAGCGCAAGCACAAAAGTTGTTTGCAGAAGGTACACCAGAGGCGATGCGATTAGCAAAAGCAATTACAAAAGAAGCTGATAGTATACAAGAGACAGGCGAAGCTGCTTTA